TTAGATTACCTAACGGATTTGAAACTAACAGAACATACTATGTAATTGCACCAGGTAGAGTTACACAACCAGAGAATTATGGTACTACAACACTATTCAATGGTAGTGATCAAACTAGATTGATGCTTGCAACATCTAAAGAAAATGCTGCTGCTGGTATCTACATCTATGCATCAGAGACAGATAGTATAGACAAGGATGTTGAGATTGATCTTTATCAATTCGTTCTTGATGATAAGTATGATCTACACAATTATACTGCAGAGTTAACAAATACAGTTAACGCTGGTATCATGACCAACGTCTCACATATATTTGACGCACCAAATGCAGGAACAACTCCACAAAAAGCATTCATCAGAGCTGTTGAAGGTGGTCTGTTACCTCTAGTCTCTACAACTTATGCTAACGATGCACAAGTTGCAGTTACTGACAATAATAATTCTGCTATCGGTAGAATCAATCCTAATATTGAGTTCTTTACTCGCTATCAAAACAGCAAAGTATTTACAATACACAAGAGTCATGCTGATGCAATTAACAATGTAAATCCAATTACATTTGCATCTGGTCAGAGTGGCGTTAAGTTCGATGTGTTTGCTAACAAGCGTCGTTCTCCAATGAAATTCGATCCTGGATTTACTGATGCAACTGCAACAAGTGGTAAGTGGTTTATTCAATGTAAGGATGAGGTAACTGGACAGGCAGATAACATCAAGAAAAATAATATTTTCTGGAGAATTGCTGAGTCTGATTACGCAGATAGACAGAGATCTACTGACATGTGGTATCAGCGTCTAGAAGACACACGTGAAGCAGATGAAAGGACATACAAACTTCGTATGGTTATTCCTAGTTACTTACAGAATGCCAGAGATCCTATCAATGGATTCGTTATTAAGACAAGGACTGATGACACACGTAAGTTAGTACCACAGAAAGTTATATTAAAACCAGTTGTTGGTACAGTATATGGTGCTAGATTCCAGAACCCAGTTGATGCTAATGAATTTATTGGCGATACATCTGGATCATACGATCCATATAGAAGAGACGTAACAGGTGCAGGAATTGAATATCGTACATTTGCTAAATTTACATCTGGTATTCAAGCAACAATTCAGTCTGGACGTAAAGTTAAGGACATTTTAGATGAGACCATAGAATACTTAGAACTAACACTATTCGATCATGGTGTTGACACTAAGAACTTCCCTGGTTTAAGAAACGAGACATTTACTACAGTTAAGATTACATCACCACAGGGTGGTAATTTCGTAACAAGTAAAGTAGATAATCTTGCATCATCTACCAACGCAGTTTCATTTGCTGGTAACTCATCAGGTCTTGCAAATATTCATGCTTACTACACTATAAATGGTGAGCATTATATTATAATCAAGAATATTCGTGGTGGTACATTAGAGTACAGTGAGTATGCTAATACAAGATTCACTCAAGGCACTGTCTTTGCTGACATGCTAGAGGATCAAGATATGGGCAAATCTCTACCTCTAAAAACACAAATTTCAAAAAATAATCCCCAGTATTTTTACAAGCAAAACGGTTCTAATGTTTACACTATCACACCAGGTGATAGAATTCAAGATGATGCTGGTGTTGAATACTATGTTGACAGTGTTGAGGATGTTGGTGTTATCGAAGATACATTCTATATCTTTGGATACGAGACATTACAGAAACGTATATCTGGTCAGCAAGATGGTATCTACTATCTAACTGCACTACGTGGTAATATTTCACCATTCCCAGTTGGTGCTGGTATAACTAATAACTTTAAGAAGTTTAAGTTCTCTCAACCAGTTGGTAAACTATATCCTCTCAACTATAGAAACGATCCTCTTTGGTTTACTAAATCTGGTACAACACAGAAAGAGAAAGATGTTTATGCTGGATTAGTTGATCCACCACAGGTATATTCTGCTGCTGATAACTACACACATGGTTTAGTTACAGTCAACGATTTTAAAGGATCAACAACTAGAGAAATGGTTGCTGACTTGACAGAACAACCAGCGTTCATACAGAACACATATACAATTCAAGCACAAGATGGTAATGCTGCATCTGGGTCTGAGCAAAGAAAGATTCCAATTGCTGGTAGTGGAACAGTATCAATAACAGATACGAAATACTACGTCGAACTTAGACGACCATCTATTGCAAGAGCAGGAAACCACACATTTGAATACCTCGGTTTCGGACCAGGTAACTACAGTACTGGTTTACCAGCAAGACAAGAAGTTGTACTCACACCTGATGAAGACTTCTACGCACAGGCTAAGAAACAAGATGGTGGTATCGTATTCTATACAGGTATCAACTCACAGGGTGATCTATACATTGGTAACAGAAGAATCAATGCTATCACTGGTGAGGAGACATTCATTGATAGAGCAACACTCGTAGATGATGGAGACGAGGATGATACACTAGGAGGATTGGTAACTACCTTTGATACTCCTGTAACATTCAACCAGAATATTACAGTTGTTGGTGGTGATGGTGAATTGGTGAACACATTTGAATCACCTATCACTATTGCTGTTCAAGATTCCGACCTAACACAGGCACGTGATGCTTTGATCATTCGTTCAAATGTCACATCTGTTGATCCAGTCACACAGTTAGAGCAAGATGAAGGATTAGATAGAACTTCATTCGCACCTCCAACTGATGGTGATATTAGAATTAGTAAGAACAGAATACAGTCTGCTGTCTTCCAGTTCAATGCTAGAGGTAATGGTCAGGGATATATGTTCCAGACACATACTGTATCAGGTGTTGCTTCTAACATCACACCTAATCAATCTCCATTGATTGCAAACGGTGGATCTAGAATTAACTCAGGACAGTTTGTTTCTTATGGTGGTGTGTTAGCAACAACTGGTGATGTATTACTTAAAGGATCTGAAATAGGTAAGAGTGGATCTATCGGTTGGATCCTCGCTAACTACTTCGCACAGATTGCTAATAACAGTATTGACAATATCGTATTTGATGGATCTAACGTTGTTAAAGTAGAGTTTAGAGACTTTAATAGTGGCGTTGCTCTTACAAACACAGAGATTGGAATTACATCTGCATCACAAGTTAGAATCAAGAACTTCTACTTTGATCCTAGATTAAATCTAACATGGCAAGTATATGCTGCTAAACCTGGCGATCCATTCTCACCAACAAATAACTACGTTCATTTCCAAGTTATTGATCAGATTGCACAATCAACTCAACCTTGGGAAACTATAATTGCTGGCACTGCACAAGGTGCTGTTGCTCCTACCATTGAGTTCTCTAACTCTAACTTCAAGGAAGTTGGTGTAATAGGTGGTGAATCACTTAGAACAGAGACAGAAACAATTGGTGATTATAAGTTAGGTATTAACACAGTTGCAAGAGCACCACATAGTTCATATGAAAATGCATTTGTTGATAATCTAACTACTGATCCACGTGCTAACTTAGATGTTGTTGGTACAGCATTCATCAGTGGTAGAACAACTGCTGACTTCTTACAGCATACACAGTTTGCTGATCGTGATAAGACTGCTGTTGACAATGCATTATTGGTTGGTGGTGATAGTGCTGCTCCTAATGACATATCAGTATTCAGAATCGCAACTACAAACAGTGGTCGTGTTGGTATTAACGCAAGTAATGCTCAATTAGACAGAGCTCTGGTTGTTGTAGGAACATCTAGATTTACTGCTGATGCTAGATTTGAGCATGACATCGAAGTCAATGGCGATGGCGTAATTGCTGAGATCAGAACATCACAGACAACAGGAACATTTAACTTAATAGATGATGCTACATTCGTTGGCACATTAAACTTAGGTAGTGAAGTTACAACTGCATACTTATTCAATGACAGTACAGCAGATCAGTTCGTACATATCGCTCGTGGATCTGCACACAGTAACATATGGTTAGGTGCAACACCTGACAGTGCTGGTACTAGCATTTCTAAGGTAGAAATTGGTGGTGCATTTGCTAACACTAACGAAGATCTATCATACACCAAGATCAAGACTAGAAACTTGAGAGTTGATGGAGATATGTGGTTAGGATTCCGTAAAGGAGTTGGTGAGACTGTATCACTTAAATCACTAGCAACACAGGTTGACTTCTTCTCCAACTCTGGAGGACCTTCAACTATTAACTTTGCTACTAACGCATCTGAAATTAATGTCGCTGGTCAGGGTGGTAAGACTACTATCAATAACCAGTTAGAAGTTATTGCATCTGCTAAGTTTAATGGTGATGTACATATGTGTGGTGGTGTTGCATCATTCGCATTTACTGGTGGTAGAGCACAGTTAGGAACAGACATAGTTGCACACGAAGATGGAATTATATCATCTTCATTATTCAACAAGAACGTTGACATCTTAAATGTTCTCGTAAAACAGACAAACGAAGAAGGATACAACCAAGTTGATACTGCTGGTGCAGGACAATGGGGTGGAGCATCTAACCAACAATTAGTTAATACTGGTGGATTAGTTGAACCAATTACTCTAACTGCATTAACTGGTGATGAGTACTACTTACCACTTAAGTTTGCTCCAGTCAAAGGAAATGGTGATCCATACTTTGGAACCAGTGATTACATCATCATTGATAGTGCAGTCGTTGGATCAGGATCATCAGCAACAGGTCATCCAGAAATTGTACAAGTTGTAGAACTTACAAGAATAAGTGAAGCACCATACTATATCAAGGTTAAGAGACGTCCATTCGGTGCATTTGGTGGTGTATTAACTAATCATGGTGATACTACACCAATATACAAAGTTAATGTACAGTTTGATGCTACATGGACAGAGCAAGCACTTGACAGTGATACCAGTGCAACTGATAGTGTATACTTATCTGAGTTTGGTGGTAATCTAACAAGCAACGATTACGTAATTGTTGATAGAAACGATTCACCAAGAGTTCCAGAATACATTAAGGTTATTACATCTCTTGCAGAACAGCAGCAGAAGTTTAGAATATCTAATTGTGCTGATCCAGATGAAGATGTATTTGTAGTTAACTCTGTAACTGGTGAGGTACAGATTGGTAATCCAAATATACCTGGATCTGTTCTAACAATCAATTCATCATTTAATATTGATGGTGGTTGTGGAACTCTAGGAACAGTTGAGTTTATTGCTGATGCAGCAGCAGGATCAAGGGTAATTAATAACATATCAGTTACAACTGCTGGTAAAACAATTGCTGACATTCAGAAGGGCGATGTTCTATCTGTCGTTACAGATTCATCACCACTCAAGATATCACAAGATACTGCTGTTGACTTTGTGTTTGGTGGTGCTATTTACTTAACTGATGTTATTATTGGTGCACAATCAGTAACTGGAACTACATTCAAAGTAAGCAGGAACGAAAGACTTACTACAAATGATGGTGGTATCAATACTACATTCGATGTTGACACATGCTCAGGCACAACAACAATTGGTACACATGCTGGTAGATGTGATGTTAACTTAGCATGGTCTAGCAGTGGTAGTATTCTTACAAATGCTGATTTACCAACAGCATTGAATGCACCAGAGATAGTCACATATGGTTACTACGTAGATCCACAGACAATACAGGGTAATGGTCCTAGTACAACTATCATATCAACTGCTGCTGGTAACAGTGCATCTGTTTTACAGATTGCAGTTCAATCTCTTGGAGAAGGAACTGGTAAGTTTGCGACAGGAGACTTAATTGCTGTAGGACCTCTAACATCATTCACCAATAACACTGGTCAGATTGAATTTATGACAATCACTGAAGTTGTAGATGGAACGAACACAATCGTTGCAACTAGAGCTCAGGAAGGAACAGTCACCATGAGTCACAGTGCTGCTGATGTTGTTAGAAGAGTCATCAGACATGAGAGACAATCTCTTGTAACTGATGCTCAGATCAGACAAAGATTAGTTGCTGGTGTAAGTAATGATTATCTCTCTGTAATACTAGAGAGAGGATATATCTCACAGCAGAAACTAGATTACAGACAGTGGTTAAGATTTAGTAATACATCTACTGGTGTTGAGATTCTTGGAATCGTACAGGGTAGATTATATGGTAAGACTCATACATCAGTGATGAATGAGCAAATTGGTGATGGTGCTAAGTCATATAGAAATGGTAGTCTTGAGGTAACTGACAACTTAACACTTGGTGGTGGTAACTTTACTATCTACGACAGTGTTAAACAAACTAAACTATTCCAGTTTGTTAACGATGATGGACATGCTGATCACTCAGGTCTATTAACTTGGGATGCTGGTGTACTTGCTAGAGGAGACTTCTTCTTATATCCAACATCTTGCCCAGAGAATGTTATCACAACATTAAGTTGCACACCATCATTCTCAGTTGATAACTTAGGAAATGTAACTGCTCAAACAACATTGACAGTCACAGGTGTAGCATCATCATCACCAACAGAGTCAGATGTATTATCAATACAAAATCTAGGTATAAATGGTGGTAGTGAATACACTATCAAGCAAGATCGTTCGATTGATGCATTCGGATTAACAAACTTCACTACATCAAGTGGTGCAAGACATTCAAGATACTTATCCGCAGCATCACCAGAGGCAGATCTAACATTGATTGCAAATATTGTATACATGGTCAATGTTCAGAACACACAAACATTAATCCTTACACTACCAGCATCACCACAAACAGGTGACGTTGTAAGAATGATTGATGTGGGTGGTAACTTGAAGTATGATACAACGTTAGTTCTTAGAACTCCTGAGACTAGTGGCACACCAATACAGGGTGATTCAACAGGAACACTATTTGGAGATAGATTAACTCCATATCCATCTGGTGAACTTGTAGTACAGACTCCAAATGCAGGATTTGCACTAATATATCTTGGTGCAACTGATAGTAATGATCAAATAGGCATCCCAACCAGCGTACAAGGTTGGTGGTTAATGGAGGTATAATTAATGCCAAGTTACAACCGTATAAAAGCACAGAAGGCCAGTCCTATAGGCACAATCATGCCATGGACTGGTAGTACAAGTGAGTCGGCATTATCTGCTGACGCCATACCAAAAGGGTGGGTTGTTTGTAATGGTAGTCAACTTAAAGCAAGAGACTATCCTTTATTGGCACAGATATTAGGTAATCTATATGGTCCTGTAGTAGAGACTGGTCAACCATTTATTGGTATATCAAATTCATATCCATCATATACTGATGACGATGTGTTTAATCTACCAACACTCAATCAACAAGCACTCATAGATTTAGAGAGTAATGAATTAACTCCACAAGAATTACAGGTAATAGGATCATATGTATCTTTAAATGGATATGATTCAACAAATCAACCATTAGCAAACGTACTATCATATATTGATGTACAATTCTCAGCAGCAGTTGAGTCTGAACTAGCAGGAAAGATAAGAGGTATTACTTTAGAACCTCCATCATATTTTGATACTATTAGAACTATACCCAGAAAATTAGGTGTTGAACATACTGCAACACATACACACCCAAGACCAGAAGGTAGTTTCTATCCATCAGTAGAGATAGGTGGTGGTTATCTTGGATTATTTGATGCTGGATATTTTGAGGTTGCAAGTTCAGAATATACAACGGGATCTGACACGGGTGCTACCGCTGCTGAACCATTAGCAGATAGATATGATCCTGGTGTAGTTACATGGACTGCATATGATCCTGCTGTTAATTCACTTCCACAAATGAATGTTCACCGTCATTTTGGTCAAGACTCTAACGTTATTCCTGCAGTGCCAACAGTTGATAGGACAGTTCAAGCATATGGACAAACAGTTTCATATACAGATGACAACTCATGTATTGTACCAGTGCAACAACCAGGTGTTACTGCTCCATTTCCACCACCTGGCACATACTTAGGACAACGTAACTATTATATTTCAGATCAAGTTCCACTAGCAAGAAGAGGTAGTGGTACAACTCCTCCATCTACAGATGAGGGAGATTATTATGGCGTACCTTCAGAAGCAGTAGGAAGAGATTTCCCATATCCTACTACATTAAATCATGGTGGTGATGCGTTCACTGCTAACTCATTAGGATCACACAATCATTTTACCATTGATATATCAATGACGTTAGGACAAATGAATTTACCTAACACTATACTCATAAATAATATGACTACTGGAAACTTAGAACCAATAGATGTAGACAGAGGATTGAGTGTGCAAATTAATCCTAACACACCATCTTTAGTCGTACTGTATATCATCAGAGCATACTAATGGCAGTATTATATTCAAAAGAAAAAGGAAAATTAGGAACTCTCACTGGTTCTATTATAAACTGGTCTGATCAATTAACATCTGCAGATCCAGAAGATCCTACTATATTACAAACTCTTCCTGCTGGTTATTTGAGATGTGATGGTGCAGTATATCAGGCAGAAGTATTTCCAGAACTTGCTACGATATTAGGCACAGGGATAAATTGTAGATATAAAAAACCAGATACAACTTTACTTGACAATCAATTTCAAGTACCAGATCTTGGATCAAAATCTACCAAGACATCATTCTCATCAAAC